CGTTATCTTCTGCATCCTGTGACCCAGATTCAGGGTTGTAGTTTAATTCAGCAATATCCATAAGGTCTTCGACAGTCTCAGGGTGGTTAGATACGTTAATACCTGCGTTATTAAGGTTCCGTAAGAAAGCAGCAACTTCACGGAGATCGTGTGGAGCGACATCACCAGCTTCGATAGTTGGCATCAGGTCATAATTCAGACCGTTCAACTGCCAAAGACGCTCGACCAACTGTTTGTTGAGAACGTCAACGATTGCTTGGATGTAACTCTCAAGCGCACGGAGGAACAGGTCTGTCTTCGACTTGGAGAGAGCATAAGAACCCCCAGAGGAACCAAGCAGAAGAAACTCAGAAAGGACACTACGAGCGATATCATGCTGGTAACGACTAACTATCGGATTGATGTCAATGTTGCGTTTACCATTGGATGCCATAAGCTCAATGTCAACTAATCTAGTGGAGGAAGGCGCTCCGTCTTTATCGGGGTAGGTGTCGGAAGGCAGTATAATGTAACCTTGCTCGTTGAACTTAACGTCTCGTAAGATTTGCTGCAAGTTGTGTACAAATCCTGACTGAGCAGAAGAAGCGTCCCCAGAAAGATACTCAGCGGGAATACGAGCGACAGGAATACCCGCAAGTTCTCGTTCCACTGCAATGGCCTCAATAGCCTGTAGGTTGTTAAGGTACTCGTAAGAAGTATAAGCGTTACGAAGAATACTACGGCCACTTGGATCACCATTTATTGAGGTAGTGCGGTAATACAAGGATTTATTAACTGGGATATAATTCTTGCTTGCCATAAGGCCAACTGATTGTTCAATACCTAGAACATCCCCAGTCTTCTGATCGACATCAAATCTATTGATAGTCCAAGGCGCACGGGCTGCGATCTTACGCACACCAATACGTCCATCTGTGTACTTAGAGTGTTTCTTGTCAGAACGCTCGTTGGGGCCAACACGCCGCTTGTAGATAACCTCGAACCAACCAAAGCCATACGACAGAAACGACAAGGCTTCTGCAATGTGGTCATCTAAGGTATGATCCATGTCCTCAAGAACACTCTTAACGAAGTCAGCTTCCGCTTTAGCTGCATCACTATCGTCAACTGGAGTTACATGAAGGTCAACATCACGAAGGATTTGCTCAACAGAATACATAACAGCACCAACGGTACTATCATTGTCACGCATCTCACGATACTTGCGTATAGCTTTCTTGCCACGCAGTTCAGGGAGAAACTCATCAGCACGGATTTGACCGTTATGTGTGTTATCACCAGCTACGCCAAGGGTTGCCTTAGCTTTGGCTTCTGAGAGCTTCTTAACCATGAGATAGGTTCCATTATTATTTCTGTGAAAGTCCCTTGGCACTTGAGTAAGCGAGGGTCAGTTTGGGTTTCGCATATCCGTTGAGTGAGAGGTCTGTAATTGCCCATACACAGGCATCAAGTCTATCTGGGGAACCAATCGACCCTAGTGGTTCCCATGTTCTCATTTGTGTCTCTAGTTCGTTCAGCGAAGCCCCATCAGGGGGATTAGCCACATGCTTAACCAAACCACGCTCGTACAATGCCGATACAGGTTCAGCCCTAGCGAACTTACCACGGGATGCTCTAACAGCCTTATAAGGTACTGTAGGGTCTTCTCCGTGGATCGTCTGCTTAACCATGTCACCACCTTGGTTAACCTCCGCTACAATACGGTCAGCTTGGTAGTGGTGATACAGTTGAATAGCTTTAGATGCCCAACCCTGTGGTGATAACCTATCAGTATAATCACCGAGGACGTAGGCAATACCGTTAATGTCAATACCTGCGACAATAATACCCGTCATGTCACTCTCAGCATTAGAGGTAACAGCGGGATCAAGTGCAACGACAATACGGGAAAGGTCTGGGACAGCCTCATGTTTGACTGAGGCATCATCTAGCATTACGGTAGTCCACAAGGCTCCTTGAGCTTCTTCTAGGACTTCAGCGTAAAGCTCTTGTCTACCTAGTCTAGTCCCTTCGTACTGCTCTTTAACAGCAGTGAGGTATGTACTAGCTAAGTTGGCTGAGTTATCAAAGGTACTACCAGAGGTAACTACAGTCTTAGGGTCTTTGAGTATCTGACGAATTAACTTAGTAGGCTTAGGGGTGGTCGTAACCATGATCCTTGGGTGTTTACCCAGACGCATACAGAACTGTAGCATCTGCCAAGTGTCCATGTCCTTGTTCCAAGCAGCAGTCTCATCACACCATGCTAACTCAAACTGTGGCCCACGGAGACGCTCAGGTTCCTCAGCGGAGAAGAACTGTACTTGCGCTCCATTCTCCCACGTTAGTGTACGCTTAGTTGGAGACCACTCAGGGAACCCCATCTTCTTACCTTTGTAGGTTCTGTCGTTCTTCCAGCATACCGATAGGAAACCAGATTCACCCTTGACCATAACTCGTTCAATATCTGAGTTAGTGGAAGCTACAGCAGCAATACGTTTGACACCACGCTTAACATTCTCTCGTACCCACTCTACACCAGAGCGAGTTTTACCAAATCCACGACCTGCATTAATAAACCAAACATTCCAATCGGGATCACTAGGCTCAAGTTGGTTATCCCTCGCCCAAAACATCCAGTCATGCTTAAGTTCCTCAGTCTTCTGTGGCCCTAGCTGATCGAAGATGTCCTTAACTTTACTCTTGGGTAATCCCCTAAGAGCATCGGCAGTTATCTTCCTCACAGGAACAGGTTGTTTCTTCTTCGGTGGCATCAGTGTTGTATCCAAGTAGCGACATGAGTGTATCGGTAGCACTCTCGTCTAGTTCGGGGTCAGTCTCTTGTTCAACTTCAATGTTAGTCTGAGTTGGACTCCAGCCACCCTTAGATCGTAGGAACAACTCTTGTGATTT